GCCGCCAGGTTCTCCATCGTTTTGCTTCTTGGAGTCGTCTTCACCTTCACTCCCCCATATGCGCAATTTACCATGCGCGGCATCAAGGGAATATGGCCTCTTTGGGCTCTGGGACATAATGCCTCCTGAAGTGGGCGACGAGACAGTCACGGCCTACTGTACTTCACGAACACACATCACGCTGAAGCTAGATGACCGTACTTCGATTCGTAGTAATCATCGAAGCCTCCAGCTGCCAATTGCACTGCAAAGTCGTTCCATTCCATAGACTTTCGCGTTACGAAGCAAAGGCACTGTGGGTGTGGTTTGTCGGGAACTTGTGTCTTCGGAAAGAATTTGGTGTCAGCGTATTCCTCACAGCGACAACCTTGTTCGTAGTGAGATTTGGAGAGATTCCACACCATCTCCTCAACCCACGGATCATCCTGCGCGTTACCAATGCTCATGGCATGGAAGGCGTTGTTGATCTCAGTGCGACCCAAACGCATTGCTGCATAGCTAACCCCGCCAGCAACTTTCGGGCTGATGTCCGAACGCACAAGCTTTGCAAGTTCTTTCGCGCTCGCACCTCGTGCAAGGGCGCTGTTGATCTTCCTGTCGAGACGGCCAGTGGTGAAAGCTGCTGTCTTGTAGACTTGTTTGCTCAGCGGGCGGTGCGACTCAAGTATGCGGGTGATCATCGCCGCGACTCCGTGGCGGGCCTGCTGGACGTATGACGCCTTCCAGGCCTTGCGTAGCTCAGGGTCAGGGAACAGTGCCTCTAGTACCTTGGCATCCTGCGCGAGAGCAGCTTTCGCCGCTGCTTCTGCTGCGTCTTGTTGGCCCTTATTGATAACCGGGACAAGGTCTTTGAACATTCCCTTGATGATCTCACGAATCTCGTTTTGTACCAACTTGATTTGGTATCGCTTGGCCCGATCACCAATGTTCATGCCTTCCCACTGTTTAGCTGCCTCGCCAGCGTCGTACTCGGCTGCTTGAAGCGCTGACACGATCTTCGTGTCGTACAGCTGCTGTACCGTGATGTAGCGCAGAAGCCAGTTGACTCTTGGGTTCTCGCTAGGCTGCTGAAGCGGCTGCGTCACTTTGGACCTCGTATTCGTGGACCTCTTTGGCCGTCACGATGAAGTGCTTGATGCGAAGCCCATGTTGCGCACAGAGAGTCATGAACAGCACATCGTTCTCGCTCGGCTTCGTGTCACCTTGCGGATGCGAGTGCCAGATAGCCTTGGCTTCGGCGATGTCTATCTCAGCATCATAGTTACGTGTCGGCTCTGGGTGTACGTTCTTGTGTTGAACGATGATGCCGTGAGAGTAGATGGCTCCGCACACTTCTAGCGGATAGCCCGCAATCGCCATATATCGCAGGGTAGTAACGTCTCGGTCACTTAGGCTGAGAGAAACCTCATTGACCTTCATTTTCGTCTCGCGCCTTCTTTGCGTTATGTGCGCTCATGGATGCCTCCCAATTCGCGTACAGACTCAACAGGATTACAAACAACACGCTCTGCTTCCACCACAACACAGCAGGGATAGCCAACACCAACCAGCAATTAGCAAGCAGTAGATGGTAATTCGACTTCAGCCACTGCATCAGTTGCCCGGCTTCAAGCCGCGCACTTTGCGCTTGGTTCCCTTACGTTTCGGCAGAGCCTTGTAGCGGGCCGACGACACCTTGCCTAGCTCATGGTGCTCGCCGGTAGCGTGCGCCTTCCCTAGCGCGTACTTCCGCAGCGACGGCTTCGCAAAGAAGAGTCGTTGCTGCGCTTGGGATTTGAAGGGCTTGTGGCCGGCTGCTGGCTGCCCTGGAACGACGCCAGCTGGGTACTTACGCTTGCCCTTCTTGCGGGCCATTAGTACCACCTACGGGTCGTGCCTCCGATGGGCACGAAGTTGGCGAACAAGCCGAGCACGATGAGAACTGCGCCGATGACCCACAGCACCTGAATACCGAACACGAGTCCCAGGATCAGCAGGACGACTCCGAGGAATACCATTTCATTCTCCTAGTTGTTGTACTTTTGAACGGTAACGTCTCCATCTGCTTCCTGCAGAGTCTGAACATCCTTGAAGGACATGGCGAAATACCCGCCAGGCTTACAACCTGGCCACTTGTCCTGGTCACCCCACGTCTGCCGGAACTCAAACAGGCTGTCCTTCCACAAAATCCCCGTCATGCAGTACTGGTGGCCGCCTGCGATGTTCGAATCAGCAAGGGAGCCAACCTTCACGATGCCGTTCTTGACGTCGAACATCGTCTTGGTCCATAGCGTGCCAACAGTGAGCGGTCGCTTCTCAATCGTCGCCTGGAGCGATGGGAAGCTGAACACCCAGCCGTAGCTCGTGAGCCACTTCATCCGCACCGAAGCCTTCGCAGCCGCGTTGCCCGACGAGCCAGTGTCCTCTTCTGGGTAGAACCCAGGGAACGCATCAATTTTCGTCGCCAGCTTGTAGAGCTCAATGGCGTCGTCTTGGTTGAAGAATGCGTTGGGGTGGCCCTTGACGGCTTGTCTTGCGGCCGTGAAGAAGTCGGTGTTGAGCAGGTTCATCTCGGACGAACAAGTGCACGATCCCAAGTCTCCCTGGTCGATTGCCGGCGCAATCGAAGTCCAATGCGCGTCCTTGCCTTTCGGCTTAAGGTCACGCGCCGCAAACATGTGCATTGCGAGCTTGGATCGGTCGTCGTGCTCTACATGTCGGCCAAGTCTCGGGTCAATCGGCTCATACTTGATGACCTGAATACTGGTGCCTACCACTTATCCTCCTAGTGACGCGAGATCAAACGTGTTGCCGTTCTGCTGCGGCTGCTGTGGCTGTTGACCGGGTATCGGATTACCCTGGGCGTCCATCTGCATCTGGCCGCCGAATAGGTCTGGTGGAGTTGAAGATTGGGTGACCTTCTGCGCATCTTCCAATGCCTTGTCGAAGTCAACTTGTGAGAGGTCCCAACCGAACAACTCATTCAACCGCTCGTACAGCCACTCAACAACCGGAAGCACGCCAGTCGCTTGCGTCCAGATGTCGAGGATCATCGTAAGTTCCTGCTGCTTGTTCTTAGGCATTGGGTCACCGAAAGTGCTTGTGACCGTAACACCATTCGCAGCAAGCTGTTCGTAAATCTCCAACCAGACAAGCAAGTCCTCCAGGAACTCGTCCATGATCTTCTGAACGGTCGGCTCCATCTCAGCCGTATGCGCAAGCAGCGGACCAAATTTCAGTTGTAGCGCAATACCGCTTTCCACTGCTTGTACGTCGACCATCCCAATAGCAACATCGGGTACTCCCATAGCCTGCTGGACATTCTCGTCCAGAAGCTTGATGTGGTCATGGAACGGGGCAACACTCGACACGCCAGAGACTCGACCGAAATTAGCGCCAGTGCCAACTTGCACAACAGCACCGGGACCAATCTCCCACTCCACTTCATTTCCATTTTCATCCACAGGTGGGCTAGCATCGGTCCAATACACCCCCAGACCCTGAGTGATGAGCGTCAAATCTTCATCCGTAGCAGACTGATTGATGGCGTTCAGAAGCGATTCGACACCAGCAAGTTCCGACATGCCAAAGGTGCTGCCCGGTGGCGGGTTGTTAGCCCAATGGTAGACAGGGATATTCGTGATCCGCTTGTCAAGCGTGAACTCTTCTTGCAGAATCTCGATGAGCTCTGGCTTGTTCTCCGCCATACGGTCGTCCCACTTGCCGACCCGCCAGAGGCCAAGCTCAGATGTGATGAGACCGGTGGGAGTTTTGTTGCCGTCCTTGTCTTCCTGCATCTGCCGCTTGTACGTCTGCCGGCGCACCATCCACTCGTCGGAGACGGCACGAGTCTTGGGGCTGTTCTTGGGGTTTCGGATGACGTCCACGATGTGGCAGCCGATTGTGGAGCCAGATACAAAGTCCTCAATGGGGAAGTAGTGCTCAGGCTTGAGTTCTTCAACGCAGACCTTGTAGCCTGAACGCTCCCATGGCAACGCCCGAATGTGAAGCAGCGCATCACCTTTGATGAGCATGTACCGCTTCATCTGGTTGAACTTCTTGACGATGTCTTGCTTCTTGAAGATGAACTGGAGCTTCTCGTCTACGGCCTGCGCGTCAACCTCGTTAGCTTCAGGGTCCACCTGGTAGTCGAAATTGATTGCGAGGAAACGGTTTACGGCCTCAATGCACTTCTTGCCGCTGGGAATGTAGATCTCAATGGAGTCGTCATCCTCGCCACGCAGCACGACCTTGATGTGCTCGGGCCGGTTACTGTAGAAGTCCTCCCAAAGCTCATAAGCCTTGACCCGCATACGATCATCGCTGTTGGTCAGGTTACCGACGAGACGCGAGAAGCTGGTGTCTGTGTCCTTGACCTGCGTGAGCGCCGAATCATACTGTCGGATATCAATTGGCATTAGCGGAAGTCCCTCCTGAACTCTTCATCCTTCCATTCAGGATAACCACTCTTGGTAGGACGCATAGCCGACAAAGGCTTTTGTGCCATCCTTCGATCACGGCTCTTGTTGTTTGCATGACGTCCCACATTAGCGCGACGGATTCTTGTTCCACCGGAAGCGGTAAGCATGCCTGGGCCCCAGCGGCCAACAAAGAAGCGCCCCAACGCTTCCGGGCCGTGGTCGTCTCGTTTGAGTGGGAGTTCAAAGCGATCCCTGCTGGTCTCGGCATCTTCTTTACGCTCAGGGTAACGGTACGCCAGCATGTCCCGGCGAAGGCCTGTGCACGACCTGTCGATCATCAGTTGTGGGCGCCACTTATCAGCATTGCCCTCAGTCAATCCCGTTGCGTTGTAGTCGATTCGGCCTTTGCGGAGTGCTTGACGAATAAGATTGATCCTGATGTTGAGCTCTCCACCCGTCCCGCCAGAGGCTGTTGCCTTGAGACGATCACTGAGTGTACGCGAAGACATGGGGTCGGCAGGGTCTGGATAGAAGATACGCAACTCAGGCGGGTTGAGCGGCAAGCCTTCTCGTGTCCTGCGCCTGATGATCTCATCCGCGAACTGATCTGCCGTGAGGTTCGGCTCGTAAACC